AATGGGAAAAATTAGAAGAATACGAAAAAGATTATGCCGATAAACAAGCTAAGTTTCAGGACGAATATAAACGCGCCACGATGTCAACCACAGAATATGAATTAGACCAATTGCAGTCTCGTTACGATGAATACGCAACATATATCAGTGACAAAGAAAAGCTCGACGAATGGTATGAAGCGAGCAAAGCAAAACTGCTGGACAAAGAGGCGAAAAAAGAAAAAGACCAATTGGATGATCTGAAAAGAACGATTGAAGGATGGGGACGCGACAGCACAAATGCAATAGTCAAGTTTTGTCGGACTGGCGAAACATCATTTTCAGACATGATTAACTCCATGATTGACGATTTATTACGAATGGCGATTCAAGAACAAATTATGGGGCCGCTATTCAAGGGTATTTCCCAGGGCATAGGCGGATTGGTTGTCGGCTATCTTGAAGGAATGGTTCCATCCGCAAATGGTAATGTCTTCCAGAACGGCAATGTTACCCCGTTTGCCCACGGTGGAATTGTGTCGCAGCCGACGGTATTTCCTATGGCGCGAGGGGCAGGAATTATGGGCGAGTCTGGCCCCGAGGCAGTAATGCCGCTGACGAGAATAGGTGGCGATTTGGGAGTCAGGGCCTTAGCTGGTGGAGGAACCGAGGTCAATATTTACAACAATGTCGGAGCTGATGTATCGACAAAAGAACGCACTACGGCAGACGGATCAAAAGCGATTGATGTTTATATTGACCAGGCAGTCGCTAAAAAACTTGGACAGTTCGGGTCACAATCCAATAGAGCGATGAGACAAATGGGCGGGCGGCAACCGCTCACGGGGAGATAATAAATGAGCATACCAACATGGAATTCCAGCTTGCCGCAGCGTTTTTTAACAGCAAACTACGGACAATCACTTCCCGATGTAACCATCAAGTCCAACATGGATGCGGGACCCGCAAAGGTACGGAGAAGGTTTACGGCAGGAATAGAGCCTATATCTGGGAAGATGGTAATGACCGCAGCGCAATTAACAATGTTGGAAACATTTTATAACACTACATTGCTCGGTGGTTCTCTGCGATTTTCATGGACAAAACCGCCGGCGCATACAGCCGCATGCGAGATGAGATTTACCGAGTCTCCATCATGGACGGCAGTTGAACCGGAAGTGTATGAAGTAAGCTTATCTCTGGAGATATTGCCTTAGGAGGATATATGACTACTACTTCGTTAAATTTTCGTCAGGCCGCCTTTGCGCAGGAAACGGGCCGCGTTCCTATCGCTTTAATAACACTTTCACACCCAGACCTTGCCGATGATATCAGAATAAGCACCGACCCAACGCAGGAACTGACAGAATTTACAACTGATACAGAAAAAGTTTATGGCACAATATCAAATGGGAAAACATATTTTTTCCTTCCGGTGAGGATTAAATTGCCCGACGAAACAGATGAAGGCCCGGGGGAGATGCAACTCGAGATCGATAATATTCACCGGGCATACATGGAGACAATAAGAAGCGTTTTTACGCCTGTAACTTGTCAGCTTGATCTTGTTATGGACAATGCGCTTGATACGGTAGATGCAAGTTGGCCTGAGTTCAAGTTAACCAACATTACATACAATGCAACGACGATTACGGGGACATTGAGGCTGGAGACGCTGGAGTCCGAACCCTATCCTGCTGGGTCAATGACTCCATCGTATTTTTCTGGGCTGTTTGGGTGATATTTTGATGAATGTGGAGAACTATATCGGAATTCCATTTTTAAAAAACGGAAACAATAGAAACGGCTGCGATTGCTGGAAATTAATCGTGATGGTTTACCGCGAGCAACTAGGAATTGATTTGACGGATTATGCGGAAATCTTTGTTGATGATTCGTTGGCTTCGCTCAAGAAGGTTGCCAGGACAATGAAAGAGGAACGGCTAAAATGGCAGCAAGTGCAGACGCCTATTCCATATGATGTGATTTTGCTGCGTGTTGACGGCCTTGTTTGTCATGCAGGACTTGTCATTGACCGTCGGCGGATGCTACATATCATGGACGGTGTAAATTCGACAGTTGAGGAATTTGCCAGTCCACAATGGAAACAAAGAGTTGAGGGATTCTACAGGTGGATAATCGACAAATCATAGTAAGTCCATTTGCCTTTCACGCTCCTAAAGTGGCGTGTATTCCGCATGGGATGACAATTCGGCAGATCGTGGAGCGAATGGATCAGTCTGCGTGGTCTGATGCCTATCTCGTTGAAGTTGATGGGCTTCCCATTCCACTCGGAGAATGGCATCTTGTCCCCGATGTTGCATCTCATATTCTTGTTTATGCTCCTCTGCATGGCGGCGGCGGCGGTGGTGGAAAAAATCCCCTGCGGACGATTCTGACCATTGTCGTTGTGGTGGTGGCTACCGTCGTAGGAAATGTATATGGCGGCGCGTTAGCGGCGCAATTGGGGGTTACTTCTCAAGCTGGCATAGCGGCGGTGCAGGCGGGCGTGTCAATGGCGGCGATGACCGCCGGATCGCTACTCGTCAATGCCATCGCGCCAATAAAATATTCTAATTCACTGGCGGCACGGCACAGTTATAACGATTCCCCTACGTATTCAATAGGGGCAAACTCCAATCAAGCCAATCCATGGGGGCCTATACCCGTAGCCCTCGGAACGTATAAAGTATATCCGCCTCTGGGTGCGAGTTCATATACGGAGCTAGTCGGCTCGGACGAATACCTGCGCATGTTGTTTGTGTGGGGGTATGGGCCGTTGAAGATCGAGAACATCAAGATCGGCGACACGCTTCTTTCTTCATATGCCGGCGTTGAAATTGAAACAAACGGAGGGTGGTCAACTGATACACCGTTGACTCTTTTCCCATCTGCCGTGCGGCAAGACTCCATCGGCGTGATAATTACGAATGTAGGCGGGCAAATAGTAAGAACGGCAAAAGCAAACGTTGACGAACTGTCGGTTGATGTGGCCTTTGCAAGAGGCTTGGTTCAGTTTGATGACCAGGGCAACAGAATCGCGCGCAGCGTTACCGTTCTAGTGCAATACAGGGAGGTGGGCGCGCCGGCATGGACAACCGTTGAGCAGAAGACCTTCACAGACTTGACAACTTCTGCCGTCCGATATGGCTGGCGATGGACTGTCGATAATACTAAAACATACGAAGTCGGCATTACGCGCGTGACAGCTGATACCAGCAGTGATCAAATACTCGATGAATTGTATTGGGTATATCTCAGAAATATCGAAACAGCTTATCCAATTACATTCCCTCATCCACTGGCGGTAACAGCCATCCGTATTAAAGCTACCGATCAACTCAGCGGGCAACTTGATAATCTTAATGGCGTTGTGTCGTCGTATTGCCCGATATGGGACTCCGTCGCAGAAACATGGGGAGCGAACGAAGCTTCTTATGCCGTGACAAATAATCCTGCTGCGCTTATTCGTCACGTCCTTATGGGCAAAGCTAATGCGCGGGCCAGAACGTCCACGCAGGTTGACGATGCCGGTCTTGGCGAGTTCTATGAGTTCTGTGCGACAAAAGGCTACGCATTCAATATGTATCGGGATTATACGTCTTCTGTCTTCGAGGCATGTCAGGACATTGCTTCAACAGCGCGGGCGGCTATCACAATCAAAGATGGCCTCTGGTCTGTTACTGTCGATACAGGATCACAGTCTCTTGTCCAACACATCACTCCCCGTAATTCATGGGGATTCAGCGCGGAGAAGCAGCTTTATAACCGGCCCCACGCGTTCAGGATAAGATTCAAAAACGAACTGAATGGCTATAACGACGATGAACGCATTGTTTATGATGACGGCTATAATTCCGGCAACGCCACTCTTTTTGAAACCATAGAATTTCCGGGCATCACGCATCCTGACCTGATCTGGAAATTTGGCCGCTATCATATTGCGCAAGCGAGACTACGGCCTGAAATGTATTCGCTCTACATGGATTTTGAACACCTTGTGTGCCGGAAGGGGGATAAAGTCCGCGTATCGCATGATATTCCGTTATGGGGATTGAGCTGGGGCAGGGTGAAATCGCTGGATGTTGTTTCGGGGAACATAATACATATTACGCTTGATGAATTATCTGCAATGGAAGCAGGCAAGTCCTATGCTTGCAGATTCAGAAAATCAGACGGAACAACGTTAGTTCTATCCATTGTGACTGAAGTCGGAGAAACGGCGACACTTCAACTTCAAACTCCTGTCGCAGAAGCTTTCGGCCCGAAAGTCGGCGACCTAGCCATGTTTGGCGAGGCGAACAGTGAGACGGTTGAATTGCTTGTTCATTCTATCCATCGGGCTGGTGACTTTACCGCTCAACTGTTCTTCGTTGATGTATCCTCTTCCATATACAATGCCGACACTGGGGAAATACCTCCGTTTGATCCGCAGACAACAACTCCTGTTGACGTTACAACTTTACCTCCTGACCCGCCTACCATAGAAGCAACAGAGGCCGGGACGGATATTTCCACAACATCCGGCGGAGGCAGCACAGCATCAATTATTGTGTATCTGTCTGCGCCATCAAATGTGGTGCGGATCAGAGGCTATCGATTGCGATACAGGATCGTCGGCGAAACGCAATTTCAATATACTCCGGAGATGGACAATCTGACAATTACCATCCCGAATGTCATCGAAGGCGTGGAATATGAGATACAGGCTCAATCAATATCCGTCTATGGAGTCCCGTCAACATGGACATCAATCGGGACGGGCATACCGGGCACACCTCAAATAGTTCCTGCACATCCAACCGGTATCACGGCGGAACTTGTTGCCGGCGGGGAGGCATATAATTATTGCGCCGTCCGAGTGATCTTCACTCCTCCGCCAACTTCGTTATATTCGCACTGCGATATATACGCGTCAAACAACGATTTAACATATCACTATGTTGGACAGAATACAGCAGGGTCTTTTGTTTTCTCTGGACTCGGCTCGATATATGAGACCGGAGATACTTGTTACATCAAGCTTCGCAGCGTTTCGACTTTTGCGATGGCAGAGGCAATGCCCGCTGCATATGATACATCCATCGTAATAAATGGAGTGATTCGGCTCGGCGGCTTCTTCGCAGGCGATGATTTCTTCGGCGACAATGAAGTCCCGGCAAACGCTAAAATATTGCTTGATAAGACCAATTCATTGATGCGCTTAGGCGCGACATCTGGCGACAATCTTATTCTGGACGGCGATTACAGCGACGAACCGGCTGTTCGGAGTTCAAACTATGTTTCCGGCTCGTCAGGGGCAGGCTTCTTGCTGAAACCAGACCTTCTTGAGGTTGGGAACATAGCCGCACGGGGAATTATCAGAACATCCGTCTTTGAATACAATTCCATATCGGTTCATTCTGGGTCTGATATTACAGTCAAAGGGGGCGATGTCCTGGCTGCTGATATGACTGTTACGGACGGGACGGCAATTAATAGAATCACAGAAGCGGGCGATACGCGAATCACAGAAGCGGGCGATACACTGATTACAGAAGGGATAGCAGAAATTATAATCGAAGGTAATGATACCTTTGCAGTTGGCGATATTCTGAGAATTAAAGAAGGTATCTATGATGAATGGCTGGAAGTAATTGAAAATAGTTTTGCGCCTGTTTATAGAGTTAGAAGGGACAAGTCCGGCAATTATGCAACTGACAATAATCCAGCATGGACAAAAGGGGCGTCGGTAGTCAATTACGGGCAGGCAGGGGACGGAGGTATTTATATCACCGCCTCTGATACCAATGCGCCTAATCTGTCAGTCTTCACTCACGATGGCGAACCGTGGGATACCATTACAACACATATTAGAGAGGGCAATCTTAACGGCTATGCAGGATATGAGACGGATGTTTACGGATGGGCGGCCTACATTAACGAAAATAATTATGTAAAAATTGATCCTGTTGATGGCATCAGGATGTCCGGCAGTATTGTTATTACAGGCTCTTCGGAAGTTCCTTGGGAGTCTGTTACGGGGACAGAAGAATTAACAGACAGGATATTTACTGATTCCGACACGAAAGCCATTGTTGAAGCCTGGCGCAAAACTGGCTCGCCAACATACATAGACGGAGAGCGTATATTTGCGCAAACAATTACCGCTGACAAATTCGTTTCCACGCTTTACGGGGATATGAATCAGGCAATGGCCTATGTGAAAACGGTTCTGGGGGCTGGCGACGAATATGAACATGATGTGACTGATACCGACCTGTCCAATGGTGCGCACAGCACAATAGATGCTGATACTCACATTGATTATGGTGTTTCAATACGATTGGCTACCGCCGTTAAGTGGGATGATGTCGGGGCTGTCTGGGATATCGGGACATGGGACGAACCAACAGTTTCTTCCGGCTCTTGGACTTCCGCCGCTGTGGATTTGGGAAGTGTAAAAAATCTGCAAATGGCGTTTTTATTTACGAAGATAGAAGAAGTTGCCGCTTCTACAACAGAAACTATTAAGTTTATTTATTCATCTGACGGAACAAATTGGGGAACAAATGAGACATTAGACGATGATGTTTGGGAAACAGCGTCAGCACTGAACGTTACCGAAAATATTTATAAAGCAAGCGGAACACTGAAAAACTTCCGTTATTTTAAGATAAAAATTGAAATATCAACAACAGTGACAACCGACCGGATAATATTGCATACCATGACGTATTTGGGGAATGTGATTAACTTATATGCAATGGAAGTGTATAAAGCAATAGCGTCTGGCGGCACCACAATTAATTTGTCTGGTTTTAAAGCAACCCCTGCTATTACAGTTACGCCGGTGGGGGCAACGCCTTTAGTGCCGGTAGTAACAGCGCAATCTAAGGATAGTGCAACTATTAAGTTGTATAGCTTGGCCGGTGCAGACACAGGTGGATATGTAAATATAACAATAATAGGAAATTAAGGAGGTTTAAGATGGCATATGATAGCAGCAAACCTGCAAATGGAGGTTCTCTTGTGTCGGCGGACATAAGAGAAAATTTCAGGGCATTAAAAGAAGATGGTATTGTGGTCGCGGCGGATTTGGTGGCTGCGAAAAAAGACCCCATTGCTGGGACGGCAGGATTGAGAACTCTTGGAACTGGGGCTCAGCAGGCCATGCCAGGGAATGCAACACCAACGCCCGCGGACAATTCAGTAACAGAAGCCAAACTCGCCGCCTCAGCCGTTTCCCAGGCAAAGCTGAAGACATCAACAGGGAGCGTGAATGTCAGCCGTACCAATGCAGGGGAAATTTCAGCAAACCTGACACTTCCTGGCGGTGAATATGGCTTTTACCCGCAAATCAAGCGAGTGCAGAGTGGCACTTCTTCCGAAGAAGTATCGGCATCTATAGGTAGTAAGATCACTTCGACCACATACATTACCAATATATACTTAACATTGAACATCCTTGTCTACTATGGAACCAGCTACGCCTACGCCCAACAGCGCTATATCACCAGTTCCGGCGAGGTCTTTTGGATATTCATTCTAAGGGATAAAATAACAAAAGAAGTCAAATCCATGTATCAAGCACCTGACCACCCATGCTTCGGGAATGGCGGCAAGCCTCTACTGGTGCCTCATCCATTCGTAGATTATGATCCTAAAAAGCATGAAATTATTGTCATCAATCCATCTGACGAAGACATCTTCAATATGCAGGATGCCTGTATTATGCCGGAAGATAAGCCAGACAGGGACATTCTCGAAGTAATTATGAAGGACTATGAAATTGACGAAGATTTACAGACAGAATGGCCCACGAAAGAAATAACTGTGGGGCTGCCGAAAAACATTGACTGGAAACGTATGCCGGAAGGAAGCACGGTTGTGCCGCTGAAAAAGTGTATACCGCAGCCGGAATATATAACAACACGGAAGCTGTGGAAGAAAAAATAAGGAGATAAAAAATGGCTAATATTAAAATAACAGATTTACCTGAGCTTTCAGAAACACCAAACGACGCCAACTTGCTGGAAATAGTGGATAAAGCAAGTGAAACTCCAACAAGCAAGAAGATTACCTGGGCAAATATCAAGGCTGCTGTCTTGACTGCTGTCGGCAAAGTCAATGAAGCAGTGGGTTTTACTCTTTCCGGCGGCACTACCAGCAAAACGCTTACAGTTGAAGATACTATGACTTTGAAGGGGTATGCTACTGCCGCCGAAATAACCACTGGCACGGAAGCAGCAAAGGCGATTGCACCTGACCAACTTAAACTGTCTTCACCTACATTTGCCAACATCACAGATTCAGGGTTGACAGCGTCTCAGATGGTATGTACGGATGCTGATAAGAAATTGGTAAGTAAAGCCTATGCCACAGCCGCCGAAATCACCACAGGCACAGAATCAGCAAAGGCGATTGCGCCGGATCAGCTAAAGGCATCTGGGATCGGGCTTATCGGGTCAGAGATGTTTTGGCCCACCGAAACACCTCCTACAGGCTGGCTTGAAGAGGATGGTTCTTCTCTTGTACGAGCGACCTATCCGGCACTGTTTGCGTTGATTGGCACCATGTATGGAGCAGCAGACGGCACTCATTTTAATTTACCCGATATGCGCGGTAAATTTCCTCGTATCTGGGCGCACGGCCAGACAACTGACCCGGACAAAGCAACCCGGACAGTGCCAACGACGCCCGGGGCAACCCTAACGGCGGGGGATCACGTTGGTACCGAGCAGGCGGATGCACTAGAGGAGCATAGGCACATGACGGGGGCTACTATAGCAGCCGCAGGGGCCGATGTTGATCGTATGCCCAATCACGCTGCCGGAATAAATGACGGCTTATACAACACGACAGGTGCCAAATCAGCCACAACAAATGATTGGATAGGCGGTAATGAAACCCGCCCGATCAACACTTATCGCATGATGATTATTAAAGCATATTAGAAAGGGGAAAACCATGAACTTGTACCATTATCATTCAGAAACGCGCGAATACTTGGGGCTGTCGGAAGCCCGGATTGACCCGCTGGAAACGGTCAAAGCAGGGCATGAAGTTTATCTGATTCCTGCCAATACTACCACTGAAGAACCTCCGCTTGTTGGATCTGATCAGGTTGCGATAATGGTGGGCGATGGGTGGACGATAGAAGAAAATCACAGAGGCAAGACTGTCTATGACAAAACAACCGCCCAGGCGCTTACTATTACGGAGATTGGCAAAATTCCTGATGAGGTTACGCAATTAGTACCTTGCGAATATCCGAAGTGGGACGGCGCTCAATGGGCCGAAGATGAAAACAAAAGGCCGACTTATGCAGACCTGAGAAGGGTAGAATACCCGCCCGCCGCTGATTATCTTGACGGAATAGTCAAGGGAGATCAGGCTCAGGTTGACAAATACATCGCTGACTGTTTGGCAGTTAAAGCTAAATATCCGAAGGAGTAAATTATGAGACATGGTAACATCGTGACGGAAACGATTGAAGCACCCATG